TAGACGGCGATGAATTGACGACGATGACGGAGTTCTCCATGCCGGTCGTCGAGGCATTCGCGCCGTTCGCGTCCTTATTGCCGGTGTGGTAGTAGCCGATGGCCTGCGCTCGCGCCTGCCCCATCCAAAGGAGCATCACCACCAGTAATCCGCTGAGTATTCGTTTCATCGTCCGCTCCTTAGAATCCCGTCTTTGTCCATGGCTGCGACGCCATATATGCCGCAACTAGATTCGCATAATTGATGCCCTGCGTGTTGAACCACGTGCCGGTATTCCAGTACCCGAGGCATCCCTGATCCATCTGAGCGGGAGTGCCATTCGGGAAGGTTGGATAGCCGGCGTTGGGCGTCCTTTGCGCCAGATAGTTCTGTTGCCCGACATAGCACGCGTACCACATGGCCGAGGCGTAATCGATCGCAAAAGCCGAACTCAGATGCAGTTGGCAGCTCGAATCGTTCACCGCCGAAGCCACCGCAGAGCACAGCGTACCGTTGGAATTGGTGCATCCCGGCTGATTATTGGCTGAAGCTACCGCCGTGCAGGTCGAGGGCGAGTCGCGCGTTTTGGCCTGCAAAAGCCCGAGACTTGTGCCGTTGCCGACATCACCAATCGCAGGCTGATGCCAGTTGGTTTCGACCACCATGTCTGCGCGCACCTCGTTCTCATCGCGTCCCCATTTGCATGCCGCCCAAACCGCAATTTGATCAGTGCTCCCGGTGAAATTGCCGGTAATCAGATTGGTTATGCTAGTCGGAGCGCCCGCCGTCTGCGGATCGCTCGAGACCGCTGAGTGAAAAGTCGAAAGGAACCCACCGCTCGGCGTTACATGATTAGCCGTTACGTTGTCGGAACGTGGTTCAAAAGGCGAGCGCGAGAGCGCCGCCGTCGCGCACGTCGATTCGCTGGGTAACGTCGCCCCCGGATTGAGACGGACGAAATAGCCGCTGGGTGCCGCATTATTGACCGTGACGGAAATCGAAGCCGTTCCGACCAGCGTGCCACCAGCCGCATAAGCATTGACTGAAATCGTGTGCGAAGCATTGGACACGTTGCCGGTGTTGAAGGTCTGCGTATAGGGCGGCGAGGAACTCTGATAAGCGCCGTCCACGTAGAAGTTCACCCAGCTTACCGCGCCCGAAATCGTCGCCGTTATGTTAATTAGTCCGCTAACGGTCGCGCCATTCGTCGGCGCGGAAATCCCCACCGTCCCCATCGGCGTCGGAGTGGGCGACGGAGTTGGCGTTGGGCTCGCAGACGGCGTTGGGCTGGGGGTTGGCGTTGGCGGTGGAGTGGGAGTTGGGCTCGGAGTAGGAGTAGCCGTCCGCGTCGGCGTCGGCGTGGGGCTTGGCGTTGGCACTGGCGTTGCTGTGGTAGTCGCCGTTGCCCCTAGCGACATGACCGCGCGTGCCGCGAGTTGCGGAGGCTCTAGTAGCGCGAAGGCCATCAGGAAGCCCATTGCCAGCGCAATCAGGATGTGGATGCGATCCTTCACTGATTCAAAAAGCACCCGTGAGAAAAGCCAATGTTAACTGCGGGGAAACTAAACGTGCAGATATCGCACTTACTCGCCGTCGTCGTCCAAGTCGGCGGCGTGAAATGAAGGGTTAGACCGCTGCCGGCCGAGATAGTCGGAACGCGGCTGCCAGAGCTGTCCTGACAAATATTCTCCGTCCGCGTCTGCCCCGCCCACGTCGCTTGAGGAACGGTGATGGTCGTATTGCTGGTGAGCGTCAGGAGGTCTTCCGCATGGCCACCCGCTGGCACAACGAGGGTGTAGGTTCCGCTGATGGTCGCCGTGGTGACAGTCGTATCATTGCTCGGGCCAGTCGGTCCCGCAGGCCCGGTCGCCCCGGTTGGGCCAGCCGGTCCAGTCGCGCCTGTCGGTCCCGCAGGCCCCGTCGCTCCCGTTGGCCCTACCGGCCCGGTCGGACCAGCGGGTCCAGTTGCGCCGGTGGGCCCCGTGGGCCCGGTCGCGCCCCCCGCAGGCCCAGTCGCCCCGGTTGGTCCAGTGGGTCCGGTGGGGCCAGCGACTCCAGACGCTGGAGTCCCGGCGGTGCAGCTCCACACGCCAGCGATATGATTCGCCCACGCGCCCGACCCACCTCCGGTGCAGGGTTTGGTCTGGGAGCAATCCGAGCAATAACCCTCAGTGCCATTGGCCTGGGAAGGCGTTACCAAAAGCTGCGAAAAGGGAATCGGCTTGAAGGTCAAAGACACTGAGGGTTGCCCCGCCAAAGCGGGGAGCGCCCATAACACGGATGCGATAATAAGCCCGATGCGTTTCATCATTAACCCCTGGTCAAGTTCGCCCAGAGTTCCTGTTCTACTAACACCATGCGATCCAAAGTGGCTTCCAGCGCTCCTGCCGAAAAGGGGTCTTGCGGGTTGAACACGGCGGGTTGAATCACCGGCGTCTGTCGCGTGATCAAGAGCGTTCCGCTCGCGGCGGGCGGCACGGAGAAATTGACCGTGCCGCCCATGTTGTAGGTATTGAGTTTATCGTCGAGTGTGCCCGCAACCGTGTAGTCAGAATTGAGGACCAGGTTCGTCGTGTTTCCCAGCGAGTCCGTGTACTGCACGAGGAGGTCGGCTTGCGCGATGAAATAACTTGGGAAGGTGAAGGCGGTCGCCATGCCGTCTGTGCCGTATTGAATCGAAATCTGCTGGTTGCTGACACTCATCGCTCCACCTCGAAGGGATTCCGGTCGTAGCCGTCCGCGAACTTCGTTCGCTTCTGCGTTAACTCAGGTGCCGCCCGTAGTGCCGTGCGCTGCTCGCCCGCCCCCAGAAGCATATATTGCGCCGCTTCTGCCACATGGCTGAACATATCCTTGACTGGCAGGTCGTGATAGCGCTCCTGCCCCGTCACCTGTACGCGCTTGTAGTGGTAGCCGCCCGCGAGCGCCTTGCGGAGCTTCTGGCAGTTGGGATGGATGAGCATCCCCGGCTCGCCATCGACCATCTTGTTCAGGAAGTAGGCGAAGGTCTCGCGGCGCTTGGTCGGGTCATTCGTCGCTGCCGGACGCGCGGCAATGCCAGCCGCCCGCAGCACCTCGAAGGGCGTTCCCTTGTCGGTCTGCGCCCGCGTGTCGCCCGCGGGGTCGCCGGTTATCGAGGCGATCTTGTAATCGACGAACTCGCCTCGGAGCGTTTGCCCGAGGAGATTGCCAAATTCAAGCGCGCCCATGTCCTCGGTAACGAGTTCGCGATATATGCGCCACGCCCCCATGATGGTTCGCTGAGCAATCGTCGCTGCTGGGGTGAGCCCGAAGTCGATGCCAACGTAGATCGGCAGATTGCGGTTAAGCGCAAACTCACGACAATGCATCCCGTCCCGGTACTCTGGATAGACCGGCTTTCCATCGAGTACGAATCCGTATTCACCATCGACATAGACCTTGATCCATTCGTTAGATTTACCAGCACTCAGGCGCTCGTAATAGCCAGGGGTAAGATTCCTTAGATTCTCTGCTTCAGGAGAACGCCCACTAGGCTGCGCATAGAACCGCTGGAGCGCTTGATTTGGTCGTAACACGCCCAACTCGCGGAGCTTTTGGGCGATTTCTTCATTCCTTGCGACAGTTTCAGGGTCGGGGAAGTCCGCCATCTTCGCCCACCAATGGTCAGTATCCGGCGGGTTAGTGTCCATCACAATCTGCGGAGCAGCGCAGCCGTAGGTTATCTGGCCTTTGGCATTTCGTATGGTCCGCGGGAAACGACCGACACGGCCAGTGAGACCGTCAAGGATGACCTTGGGGAGTTCGCGGGCTTCGTTGATCCACGCATCACTCAATTCCATCGATAGCAAATGGCGAAGGTCATCCGGCTGGTCGAGGGCGAGGAACCAGATTTCCCAATCGACCTTGGGATTCTCCGTTATGATACGGTGCATCGGCGGTCCTTTCTCGCGCCAGCGCCCCACATTCGGAGGCACCCATTGCTGCCACGTCTTGATGGTCGTGGTCGTGAGTTCGGGGTAGGTATTGCGGATGATCGCCGTGCGCCGACGAACATAGCCATCCGGCCCGGGGCGCTGAAGTGTGAAGTTCCGAAGCAGTTTAGCAATGCAGGAAACCGATTTGCCGGTGGCGAAGGGGCCACGGATACCGCAGAGCAGCGCATCGTCAGCCACAAAGGCGCGCGAGACTGGCCCCGGCGGATTCCAAGTGAAGTTGATCGGCTGCTCGACTTGCTTGACGGTGGTTTTCATTGGATTGCCGGAACGCTATTCTCCGATGGGCCAGCCGCGCCAAACTCGTTAGAGACGGTCGGCGGTGCGCCCATGTCCGGAGTGTAGCCCTTTAACGCTTCCTTGTGCGCTTCGATCGCATCAGCAAGCTTCGGATCGGCCAGCATTCCCACGTTGGCCACGTGAGTCGCGCGGGCGATGATGTGCTCCATCTGCACCTTGCGCATCTGGTCGCTGTCCTTCTTGAAGTCAGCGCTATTGACGTATTCCGACAAGTCATCGTGGAGGCCGTCCGCGCGGTCTTTCATCCATTGCGCCTTGTCCTTCGGGTAGTTATCGAGAAATTGCGGCGGATAGCTGGCGTGGACATTCAGCCGCGCCATTTCGTTTACCACGGGGTCTTTCGAGGGCGTGGAGATATTTACGGGGTAAAGTAGGCGCTCTGGAATCCCCATCGCCGGATTTGGTACCGGCTGGTTGAAAACGTCCATGCGAGGCTGGACTTG